AAATATATTTGCCAAACGCCGTTTTATTAGCCTGACAGAGTGCCAAATAGCACGTAACTCATTGATTTTTGGCCCCAAGACCTGGGCTCGAACCAGGGACCTTCGGATTCGCAGTCCTTTAGGTGGATTGCCCGCAAAGCCAGGTGTAGCAAGGCTTTACGGGCTTTTCGTTGGCAAATATCTAAAGTCTCTAACGCTCTCCGAGTCTTGATTTCGCTAGGGGCTCTCACGTGATATTTGCCAAATTCAAGTGGATATGCTGTTGGCAAGCTTGCCGTCAGTATTCCTTGGTTGCAGGCTACACATCGCAGTCCTGTGGCAGTTCGGACGTTTGCGGATCAGTGTGAACGGCGGCTGGCGATGGGCTAGATTTCATCGTCGAGATCGTTAAAATTGACCTCCCAACGTGGCGCGAGACCGTAAAAACGAGCAACGTCATCGCGCACGTTGTATCCGGCCGCCCGAGCGGCCTGTAGGTCCGCCTCTTTCACGGCTACCGTTACGAAGCCCGAGTCGATTTCAAGTACATGTCGTCCAATGTCCGCCGGACCATAAGCGATCCCTTCAAGAACAAGGACCGGGAGACCATATGAGCTTTCTGCACGTTCTGTTGTGAGGGTGCAGTCCACCGCGCAGTGCGAGTTTTTTGTATACAACTTCCCTTTGATGTTCATTTTCTATCCATGGCTTGCTGGCGCGCGGATGGTAACGGCGTCGGTCACTCCAGGTTCCACTGAACCCATTGACTGATTACGGACTCATCATATTTATCACGGTACGAGTCCCCGCCGGAATCGTCAGGGGCTCCAAGTCCAGATGCGGCGATGATTTCATTGCCTCCCCATTCGCTCCACGGCTCGTCGCCGTACATCTCGGGCGCATCTCTCTTATCGCACGTCCAGACGAGCTGGACGTATTCATCCCCCGAGTTGACGGACCATGAACCAGGGATGTCTGAATTTCTGGATGCGATGATTGATTCCAGGATTTTAGCTGCGTCTTCCATTTTTTACTCTCTTCGTCTCAGGTTGTGGCATACTACAACATTTGCCAAATTCAAGTCGACTCGATGTTGTCATTTTCGGTTCCCCTCCAGCGCTTCGACTCGCGAGGTCAGGTCTTCAATTTGCTTCGCCCTGACCGCAAGTGTTTCGAGAATCCGCGTCATCAAAATGACACCGCCGGGGGTGATCTCTGGAAACGCATTAAGCACGTGGGTGACCAACTTCTCATCCATCAGAACGGCTGTTTCGTTTGTCATTCTTCATCCCCCGGTTCTTCATCATTGTCTTCTGGCCAATCGAACTCACTTTCGTGGAGGGGAGTCATTCCTCCCCCTCTTCGTCAAGCTTGCGCACGCGAAAACACTGACTCTTGAGAATGGAGTACCTCGAGACCAGGTGAGCTTCTGCTTCAGATTCCGTCTGGAACTCAGTGCGCTTCATGGTGTTGCCGTAAATCCAGCGCCAGTCCGGTTTTGGTACGGTGCCGATGTTCACTTGAATGCCGTACATCAACTTCTCCTTGTTTATGTTTGCTCAGCCTCTATTAATTCGAACCAACCCACCGGAGTGAGTTTGCCAGGTTCGAACTGCACCAAGTGCTCAGAAAGTTCGTTCAACTTAAAGAATGCATTTCTGCCGGTTGCGCTTGTAAGCTCAAAGATGGCACCAGATCGGTACGCTTCATAAATTTCTCCGTCTCGCAGGTCTGGACGTATCCAGGATGTGGCTCCATTCCGATGACACACCACTTTGACCCAATGGGGTAGAGCAAAAATCTCTTCCAGAGTGAGTATCTTCATTTTTGCCCCTCCTTATTTAACCAACTCCGACCAAGAAACGGGGAAAAATGCACGCATGTGATCTGCAATGTACGCCACCACGGCAGCAGTCTCTTGCTGGGCATGAGAATCGAGTCGAAGTTTCGCCACGCGTGCCCAGGCTGCGAGCGACCCAGACCAAATCCACTCGGTCATTGTGTTGAGCGGAAGTGCCATGCGTGCCTGTTCCGGGGCCATTCCGCAGGCGATGGCATGTGTATACCAAGCAAGCATATTTGCACAGTGCTCTTTAAGCGACTGCTTCCACAGCTCTTGCTCGTACATAGCTTCTCCGCTCCCCTGCTTAATGCTGCCGGTTGGTCGAGTGCGCCAAGTCTCTGGAAAATAAAATTCCGGTTCTTCATCAACATATCGGCGAGAAACTTCATTCCAGGCCAGACCAACTTGGTGTTTTGCCAATTGCCGCGCCACAAAGATCGGCGCTTTGATTCGGAAGGACGCGAAGCAGTGGGCAAAGGGGGTCCAGTGCTTGTGCTGGACGAGGTATTTGATCAGATTGATGTCTAGCTTACTTAACTCGGTGCTTGTCTTAGCGAATGACACGCGGGCAGCGTTAACTACTGAGAGATCAGTGCCCATCGTGTCGAACAGTTCGACGCTAATATCTGCAATTTTCATTGTGTTGCCCACTTAGTGTTCGTGATATGAAACAATCTTTACATTCTTATCCCAGCAAACGCGACATAAATCGCACTTGCCGTTCTGTTTCGGCGCTGCGCACTCATGCCCCATTGCGGGCTTGTTCTTGTGGACGTTCGCGTAGTTCACACCCTTCAGATATAGCTCGCGCACTGGCACGTCGGGGAACGTTGCCGACACTCTTATCACAAGATTGTCTGGTGTGTCAGAGACTGTGAGAGCCTCGCGGATAAAAGTGCGCTCGCGCGTCGCCAGCCAGTGACTACAGTGCGGTGTTTGACGTGCGATCTCGAAGATATCGAGCAGCATCTGCGTATTCTGCAGGTCGCCGCTGTCGAACCATCGAAACCAACGCTCTTTCTTCAACAGGGTGACCATCGCCTCGACCCACTGAGGGTCAGAGATCGAAGCAAGCCTCTTCTGTTGTGCGGGGATCACCGTCGACCCGAAAGTTCGGTAGTAACCCTTCGTCGCGTAGCAGTTGCTGCACACGCTCCCTGGAACCTTCGCCAATTTCGCTCCGGTCAAACAATTGGCGGTTGGTAGGCCGTAGCTTGGGCCGGGCATCTTTGATGTGGTAGACAGTCCCCCGACTAGCTTTATGGCTATTGTTTTGTGCATTTAGCATCTCTTCTTGAAGGGCAGTGAGTTCAAAACCGAACTTCTTCTTGGCGTCGATCCAACAAGAAGCTCGAACCGTTCTTTGTGATTCGTATTCGGGCAAAATACGCCCCTCGATCACGAGACGATTCGTACCTGGGTGCCACAGAAGGTGGTAGGTAGTCAAGATACAGGCTCCATCACGCCATCTTTAATTTGCCAGTTCACAGGTTGGTCAGACTCGTCGACGCGCCATGCGACCGCAAGTATCCAGCTATTGAACGTTTTTTGAGCAGCAACTTCCGCCTCTTCGTATGTAGCGAAGGCAAGGTTGTTTGAATAGAATTTGTGGTCACCTACGGTTTGAATCATTGGTTTGAAGCTCATTTGAATATCTCCACTTGTGAAAGTTGTGACCTTTTAAGTCGATATACCAATCCTTGGTGTGGAAGTTGTGTGACGCTATAGCCTGCGTTTCCATGTGTGGCACAAACTTGAAACTCGCGTCCGTCTGGGAGTCGAACTTTGTCGTTAATGTCGAGCTTGCGGTTGCGTCGAGCATGGTATTCGCGCACACGCTTGCGCCATTCAATCGCATAGCCTTCTGCCGCACTCAGCCCTTCGAGATACGAAAGTGGGCAGTTGACCTGATACGGCCCCATCGATTCGTCGATGTCTTTGTAGCCCCAGTAAGGAAAATTACCTCTATGAAGCTGCATCATGTAGAGGCAAATGAAAGTATCGCCTTCGTTTGTCCTATGTACGCACCAAAGATTATTGCCCACACAGCAATGTTTGAGCGTCTCTACGGCTGAGTTTTCTTTAACCAAGTGGTCGATTAAGTCCTTGCGCGTTGGCCAACGCTGTGAAAAAAGCCATCCCATTATTCCAAACCTTTCTCGCAAATTCTCTGAATCATCCGGAGATATCCTCGCATCTGATTGGTCTGCAAAACTGCATTGTTCAAGACGATTGTGCCTTCTGGAAAACCAGAAATGTGACCATTTTCGAAAATATCCCACGTCTTACCGTCAGGTGCGACAAGTCGAAAAAGCGGGAAATCATCACCCGCTGACCGTTTGATTGTTTCAATCTCGGCGAAACCTTTCAGAGTCAAACGCTGTTCTACATCATAAGCATCAACCCCTTCAAGTTCGCCGGGGGTGAAAATTACAACTGCGTAGTCGTCCTGCCGCAGAGCAATTAGCTGGTCTTCGATATTCATCTTTCTTCCCATCCCTGCAGAACATAAATGTCATACCATTCCTTGTCGCAGTCGTAACATGAGACTTCTTGCTTCATGATTTTGCCTTCGAAATCGATACCGTGAAATTCCACCTCTTTATTCTGGCAAAACGGGCAAACTGGTTCGTCCCCCTTCAGATATTGTTTATTGGTTAAAGGCATTTACTCATCATCCTCATCAAGGCCTACCCAAGCCTCTATCGCTGCCCCACACTTAGGACAGTTTTTGGATTTTTCCAATTTGCGGGTGTCTTTATGCAGCGTTTTACATTCGGAGCATTCCCAAAAGTATTTGAGATCCCCGTCTTCGATAAGTACCATTTTTGTCATGCGGCTTCTCCTTGGAATTGGTGCCCCGAGTTGCCGCTCGGGGACTAAGGCATCTCGAGCCTTTCGAACGGTGAGTTCGGTCAGTACAACGCCGGGGCGGAATGATTCCCCTCTGGACTCACTGGCACTGTTTAACCATGTCGTGCACCGGTGCCTGGCACGTCAGGCCTTGCGCCTGCTGAGTGTGATCGTTAGGCCGGCTCGTAGTTGTCTTCAAAGAATTTTTTGGCGACATACCACTGGTCATTCGGATTTTTCGGGTTGTGAGCAATCATGCCCCCTTCTTCCGGCGTATCCTCAATGCTGACGCTGATGCCGAACAAACTTTCGCCAGGAATATAGGGACGCATGGGTTGAAGACCTTTTTTGCGATAATTTCCAGCAACTGCCATTTTTGTTTCTCCTTACTTGGAAATGCTCGAGAATCATCTCGAGTGATGAAAAGAAAGATGCCAATTACGTCAACGCCAGAAGTTCGTTGAACGTGGCATCTTTGAGGTTCGCACCCTCGCCAAACCAAGCGCTGTTGAGGCGATTGTTCTGAGTACGTGCGCGCTTGTGCCAGTCGACGTATTCCGTCGTGGCATTGAGTAGCCCCCATGCGGTTTGACCGGCAAGATCAGCACCTTTGAAGCGCATCTCGTCAAAAATGCTGACAATGTTTGCCGCATGAATGCGATCGGGGTCGACCTGGCGCTTCTCCGGATCGGTCGGAAGCTTGAAAACGGCATCGATCACCTGAGAAGCCTCGGTGGCGTCCACCTTGATCTTTGCCAACGTCTCCAGCGCCGTAGAGAACGCACCCCATTGGTCACGACCGATGCCCATCTGCTCCTTGACAAAGTCTGGATTGAACTGCATGGCATGCGGAATGACGATCCGTCCACCACCTTTCTCACCTAATGCGATGTTCAGGGTGTTGTTGCACACAACCCTCTCAGATACGAACTGCGCTGTGGTAGAGAGCGTGAGATCGTAGGACGTGCAGAGAAGCAAGTGCGCCTTCACCTGGTCCAACCCACGAATGAAGGCGCTGTCGCCGGTTTCAGCCAGCGCCCAAATCCTTCCCCCTTCGTTGAGGCTCCCGGCGGTGTGCATCTTCATGCCGTGTTGAGCAAGGAGATCCCGGAAGAACTCAAAAACTGCTTTGGGTTGCACGATTTTGTAGCGTCCGCTAACGACGGCGTAGGGACGATTATCCGTTGTGCGGTTCAGAACGAACTTGTCCTTGAAGGTGTGGCGATCGTCGCTGTACTGGACAGGGGTCTTCTGCACCTCCCAGTCCAGCCCAGCGCTGCGCCGGAACTCGTCGAGATCGATGCCTTCTTTGACTTGGTTACCGAGACCGTGCCACGGAACTTCACCAACGTACGCCATTGTTTCAACTGCTGCTGTCATTTTGATTTCCTTTATTTGAATGCTTCGCCTGTGTCACCTTCCCATCCGCACAAACGACAAGTCATGTAACTATTTTCATCCCACCAATGATCACTCTGGACAATCTCGGTCTCGTATTCGTCACCGTCGGTTTGAAGAAGCAACTCCATGGTTTCGACACTAATTAATAGATTGGCTTCGTCTTTACATTTCGGACATGCATAAAGTGCCATCTTGAACCTTCACTTTCAGATGATATTGTAGGAAACGTGAAGAGGGCCGTTGAGTGCCATATCAATGCACCTCGCAAGACGGGATATCAGCGGAAGAAACAACGGAGGTAAGTAGTTCTCGACATTCTTTGATCGCAGCGATAATATTGTTCTCACCTGAAATGCCGAATTTCGCAGCTAATCCTTCGACGGCAAGGCTCATGACGCCCTTCATGATTTCACACACGGACTTCCGTTTTTCAAGCTGTACTGCTTTCTTCAGCTTTCTTCAGCTTTCTTCAAATGGTAGGTGTTGAAAACGAGGTCTACTGCTTGTTAAACATCAAGTGCGCCTCGCTCAAATGGGAGCATCTTCGGCATCTTCATCAGCGGGTGTTCCGCGAGCAATACGCGGGTCACTTCTTCTACCGTGCCTTTGTACATCCGTCCTTGAGGGTCAATCACGATCCACTGGTCTAGTTCCTGCAGGAATTCGATTTCTCGCATTGCATTCAGCACTGTTTCTATGGTTACCGGTTCCAGGGAGGTGGCCGTTGCAGTTGTTACATCCATGTGTGTCTCCGATCAACAGTTGATGTTTAACCCTGCGTTCGAACCGACCGCTTTCAGCGGCGGCTCAACTCCACGTTAGGTCCCATGCAATTCACGCTGCGCCGCCTTCAGCGTGTTCATCGGAGGCAGTGCCAGCACGGTCTTGGACTTGGTGTCGTGGCAGCCTTCAGTGCCGCTGTCCAGCGTCCATTCCAGCACCTCGCATTCGTACTTGCTGCCGCGATAGTCGCTCTCGGTCTGCGCGGCCTTCAGCGCGGCGTGCTTCTTGGAGTACACACCAACGCTGTAACTGTGGCAATCGCGGTCGCCCCAACGGTAGGCGTGCACTGTGTATACGGTCGGTTTCATCGGTTCTCCATCAGTGCATCACCAAGTTTCTTCAGCAGACTGAGAACCTCTTGACTCTTTGGTCTGTGGTCTTCGAAAGCTCCCGTGTCCATCATCAGCCAAGCCGCGTGGCTGTATTGTTGTGCACATGGCGAGCGGAGCATTGCCGAGTGCAATTCATTAACTGAGGCTTTGTCTGGGTGGTCCCGCATCATGTAGTGAAGCAGTTCAAATGCCCGCAGTTCCGGACTTCTAAGTTGCTCGGCTGCGTCACGTGCAGAAAGTCGGGCTTTGTTCTGTCCGGTATGAAAACCGTGCCCCCATTGCTTTGTCATTTCAAACCTCCTCTTCAGTCACATCTTTTTCCTTTGAGTCTCCATTAGAGCATTGAAATTTGGCTGCGAGACTGTGAGAGTCCTGGAACCAGTTTTGCCCATGCGAGTCAAGTAATGCTCCTGGTCCACTCGCGGCCAACCATCGCCGGCCACCACAAAAACGAAACCGTTCTTTCTGAGCCAGTCGCTCATCGGACCCGGACGCCGGTACCCAGACAAATCGATGAGATCGGATCGCGTAAGAGTCGCCATGTCACTCTGTCGCGAAAAGCTCAAGTTGTTTTGGCAAACTCAGCACTTCTTCCGCTGCAGCTTTAGCTTCATTTTCATCGGGGTATAGACCGACAAAACCATAACCCTCATCAGTCCATACCGAATAGCCCCCTTCGTCACCGTACACCATTGCGCAGGTTTTTCCAGAAGCATCTTCGGCAAAATATCCGCATGACTTTTTTATCCACTTGACACTCATCTCGGCCTCACAAACACAGAGAATTTTTCGAATTCAATCAGAACGCCGTCTTCTTGCTCAGTGATTACCACCCCAGTCTTTGCCTTGGGAAAGATTGAGGGTAAAACAGGTTTTTCGGGCTTTTCTTGCGGCCATTCGTACATGAACCTGGCCTGAGAATTCGCCTGCTCAGGGGCTGGGTATCGATTGATCACCAATCTTCGGTACATCAGTCCGAGAGCATTAGAGAGCCGATCCGTATACACACGCATTTCATTGCCAAATTCCGCAATAGCGGCGGCCCGTACATGGGGCAAGTCGAGCAATTCTGATACCGTGAGTGGCTTCGGGGAACTGCGCAAGGCTTGCTCGATCACCGTGTAGATTTCCCGTTGCGAATGGATCTTTGCTGCCAATTTTTCTTCTCCTGTTTTACCCTCGAGAAGCCGCTATCGGTTTTGCTTGTTTCGGCTCTCCTTCACCATCTGATAAACGCCGATTGCAAGAAAACCGATCATTGTCGTGGTTGACAACAAGCGGTAGGTCAGGCCGGCGAATTTCGTCGCCGATGTCAAAAAGCTGAGCATAGACCTAACTCAAGGTTTGCTGTTTAATCCAGTTTGCGATTGCGGGCCGAGGTTGAATCCTCGCTGCGAATTCTGCAGGCGAGAGACCCGCCACCCATTCAAGATTTTGCAGAATGACGCCACCGGTCGGAACGCCGACGATTACGGCGACGTTTCGACCTTCCTTGTGTCGCTGCGCTAGCCAATCGCTCTGAAGAGTTGAGAGATCAATTCGTTTGGCGTCAACAATCCCTCTTTGTGGCACAGAGGGGAGGAACTTGTACTCCACCCATAAATCGCGAGGGTGAGCAGAATACCATACATCCGGAACACCCGCGCTGTACGGGTTGTTGTTTTTCATTCGATAGACCTCGCGAGGGAGGTACTTATGCACCCCCGTCGTAAAGGTCGTTTCGGGTTTAGCTGGCAAGCGCTTCTGCCTTCAAGGCCGCGTAAGCGATGCAGTCTACGGCGCTATCTTGATGGTAGTGACCAGTGAACTGCCTCACGTCCTTGATGATCTGGAGCAGCAACCAGACTTCGACAGTCTTCAGCTTGCGCCCGGTGATGGCCTTAAACGCTTTTGCTGCCCTGGCTGCGCTGCGCTCACCACCAGTGCTGTCGTAGTCCTTGCCACGTTGAATGAGCGTTGCGCCGGCTTCTTCAAGGAAGTCTTCGACGGTGCGAGGAGGAATGTTCTGAGGCTCGTTGTACGTTCGCCAGGTGTTCAGCTTCTTCGCCTTGTAAGGTACTTTGAAATGGCTCATGCGACCCACCTCTGTGCGGCAAACTCACTGTTCAACAGCGCCTGCAGCGTCCGTGCCTGAGCCATCGCATCGTCGAGGGCGTCGTGTTCAACGCGCGGTTGAACACCCAGCTCGCGAACCAGTTCAGGAGGAAAAAGCTTTCTTACTGTACGGTAATCTCTCGCCTTGTAATACCCCCATGGGCAACGCAGACCTGTGCGGTCGAAAGCATTGACAAGATTCGCCAAATCGAAGTCTGTGCCGTTGGCCCAAACCTCCTCGATACAATCCCATGGAAACGCTCTGATGAAACTGTCCAGTACGTTCGTGATGTGAGCACCTCGGCTAGTGAACAACTTGCGGGCAACTTCTGATTGCTCCATCCACCAACAAATGGTCGCCCCGCTCACGGTCATGCCGAGCTTCAGACATGAGTCAATATCGACCCGTCGATGAAATGAAGTACCCAACTGGATGTCGTCAAACATCACCGCGCCGATGGAAACGATCGCACTGTTCGCACTCGTTCCCAAAGTTTCAATGTCGATCATGATTTTCTTCATGTTTTTATATTTACCCTTTCGGTTTGTTGTGAAAAAACTAATGTGACTAAGGTCCCCTCACAAGGAAGTGTCCAGGGGTGCGAAGACTGATCGCGTTAATCGTTCGTTATCCTGGTTTTTGGAGAGCTTCCCGCCCCCTCTCACGCCACTTCCTTGTAAAGCCCGAGCGTTTTACGTCCGCTCGGGAAGACGTCGGACAAGGTTCTTACGCAGAAGCGGCAGCGCGAGCGGCTTCCATTTCTGCTTTGGTGCGACGAGTACGCTTGACGACCGGCGCGCCGATGTTTGCCCCGATGCTGGTGTCGTTGACCAGAGCAGACTTCTGAGCTTCGAACGTGGCCAGGTCCTTGGCGTACTTGTCGGTTTCCTTGGTCAGCGCCTTCGCCACGCCAGCATGTTCCTTGGTCGCAGCCTTCAACGCGGCGTCGTTCTCTTTGGCGGCGGCGACGACACCTTTTATCAAGGCCTTCGTCTCTTTGATACTCTCGTTCAGTTCGGCGATCTTCGCCTTCTTGTCCTCTTTTGTGAGGATGATGCTTGCGGTACGTGCCATTTTTGTTAGCTCCTTGATAAGCTGTGTTGATAAGCTATGTTGATAAGCCGCATTGATAAACTATAGAATAAATTAATCAAAAACAGCGTTGTGTCAACAGATTTTTGCGCTTACGCGCGAACGCGTGCAGTACGGGGTGCAACGAGTTTGGACGACGTTTTTGCCCTAGCCATAGCCGCCGCTGCCGGCGCTTCGTAGCTGCTGACATCCGGTTCGACCAGGAGAAGCTTGACAGCTTCCTCCTTAGCCTTGAAAGCCAGCGCAATCAAGTCCGTCTCGGCGCGAACCGGGTTAACGCAACGAACCGACGCATACTCCTGCTTCGGATCGAAGATAAACGTCGTCTCGACCATATAAAGCGGGCCGAAATCACGCGCGACTTCACGAACATACGCGTCGAACGCTGCCACTGCCGTTGGCGACAATTCGAGCGTCATCAACGGTGTCGTCGCATCGGCGTCAAGCGGCAGCAAGGCCAGGACGTATTGATCCTTGCACGCCTTGCGCTTCTTGTTCGGGTTCTTGTCCGTCGGAACCCATTGGTTCTGCACGCACTCAGCACATCCGCCGTCAGACTGCACAACCGGTGAGTTGGGAGAGGGCGTAAGAGTCACGGGCTTGTGTGGCAGGAAATCCAAGGCAAAACAGGTCGGTGGTTTGATGTTGTCGCGGTCGAAGTCGTCCGGGTAATACGCCTTCTTGGCGATGTAATCGATGATGACACCCTGAATGGACGACGCCGCGTCGCCGTTTGGCATTTTGAACTGCTTAGCCTGAGTGACGGCAATACGGTTGCCAGAGGGTGTCGAAAGCTTCGCCTTGAATCGTTCGACATCTGCCTGGATTTGTGCTTCGATTTCTGCGGGCAGAGCGACTTGAGTCTTTGTGGTCTTCGCGACGGCGGTGGTTTTGGGTTCTACGGAATTACGGCTTGTTGCCATTTTTTGCCTCCTAGGCCTTTGTTACACTGAGTTTTTTGAGGTTCACCGTTTCGATCCCCTCGATGTCACCGCCGAGGCGGTCCTTCGCTTCACGCCATGCGGCGGGTTGAACTGAGGTTTTGATTTCGATCACGTGCGCCCAACCTTTACGCTTGAGCGCCGCGATAGCCTTCTTCTCGTCTACCAGCTTGGGCACGTCGAGCCAGGTGATACTGGCCGCACCGATGGCTCCGCGCCCCGAGGTAGTGTTTTGCGCTTCCAGGGCTTCGAAAATATTCTCCTGCAGCGCTTTTTGGTCAGCGATAAGGCGCTTGTCTTCCGCAGCAAGCTCCATCCGCCGAAGTTGAATCGACCGATAGGCGTCGATCAGCTCGCCGATCGTTTTTTCTCGCTTTAGGGTGAGAACGTTCGCTCTTGTCACCAATGCTGTACCCCTTTCTAAAATGTTAATGTAACACACTCTAATAAGAGAGTGTGAGAGAGTTTGTTAAAATTTCACGCCCATGTTCTTGAGCATCCCATAAGTTTCATTGATGTACCACGCCGTGTTCAAATCCGACGGAAGTTCGTCAGGTAACGTCATGCACAGTCTCGCCCCCTCTGTTTTGGCAACGAGATAGCCGTTATCGACGCGTTGAATCGGCGGCAATTTCTCAGTAGTCATGTACCAGCGTGCTACCCGACCGAAAGGTACACCGCCGTAGTATTCTTCTACCGCAGGCGGCCGTGACTTACGCTTGACGATCTTGTCCTTGTACTGCCATACGCGTGATTCGACCTCGACCCACTCGTCAACCATATGGGTGCACACATGCTGTACACCACCGGGTTTGCTGACTCCACGGATAGTGACGAACTGACGAATGTCCTTCTCTCGAGCGATGTAAACCTCTGGAAGGGTACCATCCACCAGGTACTGAGCCGCTGCCTGGCTGCACACTTCTGCTGTGGGGTTTTTCATCTCCAGCACGCCGGCTTTAGCGAACAGACCTTTTAGCTTCAACCCGCCATCCAGCTTAACAGCGATATAGTTGTTGACATTGGCAATCGCCACTTTGCGATATCGCGTCTCTTCGTACTCAAACCCGGTCTTCTTGCCATGTGCGGCGACGATCTTGAGCATTTTGTCGCGCAAACTCGCCTTGTAGCGCACCATGATGCCGTCCGTATTTGCTGACACCACTTCGATGCCCCGAGTCTTCACCAGGTCATCAATTAAGGTCAGCAGATTCAACTGCCCGGTGATCGTAATGGCGAGTAGCAGGTCCGGCGAGTAGAAAGCGCTGTACCAATTACCCAGCTTGCCGAACAAGCCGTTACTTGCCACCTTAAGTGAGGCAGCGACTGCTTTATTACCAGCCCTTTTAGCGTCGAGTCTGCGGTGGTAAATATCCGCGTAGGCGTCGAGAAAGGTTTCGCCCTTGTCTCCACTCAGTTTGGGTACTAGACCGCAGTTGAGTAGAATCGACGGGTAGTAGGAGGCCGCATCAATGTCCGAGATCATCCATTCCTCGTTCGCCTCGTAGCATACTTCGAGATCGTGCTGTGAGTGCAGGCCGCCAAGGCCGATCTTGTAAATCCCGTTGCGAAACGCAAATGACTCCTTCATCCACGCCGGTTCTATCGGCGAACCGTTGATCGGGTTGATCTTGAAGCGCTCGCCCTCGAGCCTGCTGATAAGGTCGAGCAGGTCCGGGTTCTTGGTTCTGACGATCGCCGGAACGACATAGCGCACCGACGCGGGTATATTGCCCGACTTCCTGACCCCAACGATCTTCCGGAGAATCGCTTCAGACATCTGAGCATCGCTTTTGCTGCGCAGGTCGATATCATGCTCGATGCTCATCCTCTTTCGGAGATCGATTTGCTCACTGAGCGTGTGAAAAAGCGCTTCCGTAGCTTCAATGTCATTGAAGCAATACTTCTCGAGAAGCTGACATTCCTTCGGTGTCAAGTCCTTGGTGTGATCGAAGGGCAAGTCCTGCATGTGCTTCATGTGCATGCGCCCCTCGTAGGTCTTGAGAGAAATCATAACACCGGGAGCGACTTCAATAAGGTCAATGTGGTCAATCGGCAAATCAGATACACCAAGCATTTGATACACGTCCCAGGGCATTAAACGCTCGTTGACAATCTGATTCGCAAGTGCCTTGATCTCGAACACGGTACGACCCGCTACCCAGGCAGCGATCAAAGGAGCGTCGAACTTGATGCCGTTAAATGATACGTAGGTGAGATCGTCGCGATTGAGAAGATCGACAGCCGCTTTGACGTGCCCGCGCTTACCGTACCAGAACGCAAACTTCTCATCTGTCTCGATGATTTTGACGCAAAGCAGGAAGACGGGTTTGTGAGTGCCGATAATCTCAGTATCAAAGACTGCGTGGTTCATTTCACCAACCTCCATAGTTTCAACTTCGGCCCTTTGGTATTGGGTGGGCCATCTTTTTTCTCCACTTTTCCTCCCAAAAGAAGCACGTTCTCCAAACAACACCGTACGGCATTTTCTCCAAACCCGGTAAGTTCCGATATCTGCCTGACTGTGCACCATTCGACGTCAGATAAAACGGAAAGGATTCGATCCGATGTGCTGCCTGCACGTGCGGATGAACTGAACACACTGGTGCCGGTAAAGGGTGCAATACAGTGACTCAAATAGGCACCGGGGTGCAGATATGTGCCGGGTGAAATTCCATCGATCATATCGAAGTATCCCTCAATTAAAGCGCGCTCGCTGCGCGCCCAGAGTCTGTCAATACAAACTCAGCTCGCGCATAAGGATCTGCGTTGGCCACCCATTGCAATAACCCTTGTGCGCACAAACGTCTGCATACATCGAAGCGAACACCAGGAGTGGCATTGGGGCCACCGATTACAATGAATCCGTCGCGCTTCGCAGCCAAGAGGACACGTTCCTGTGCCTCTGAAAGGAGTTTCATTATTTGCGTCCTTTCACTTAGGTTACCTCTGGTGTTAAAGGTCCGGTGTAGAGTGGTGAAGCCGGACAAAAATCTCATTTTCTCAACCACCATAGTCGGCGCGCTTTCCGACAGTTGGGTAGGAGTGGCCGGCGCTGATCTCCGGCATTACTGTCAGATGGTCTATGGGCAAGTTTCCAAGTACGGAGCCACCAACCGGCGTTAGCCACCAAACTGTCGCGCATCAGCCTGCGCATTCACTCTCATTGATCGTTTCGGAGGCTACTTCTCAGCAGCGTATGGCATACTATTTCCTCCTGCACAATGTTGGGTGCCGCCCCTGCATTTTCCCGATGCAGCGCTTACCTCGTATGGAAATGAAACAAGGTCGACTTTGGGGCGGCGTTGATCTGAATTATTTGGTTTTCATAAGTGCGGTAAGTTGACCCTGAATCTTGCGTTCGAGAATAGCTACGATCTTCGCCCTCAACAGGTCCGCTTTTTCCAACTCTTCGTTCACGATTGCTTGAATCGAATGATTCCAGAGAAGATTTACTTCCCTTCGGATTTCATCCTCTACTCCCCAGGCCGTACAATTGTTGCGAATGGTCCTATCGACCAGTTTCAGAATCTCTTCACGAATCATATGCTCATCAATTTCGATCTCGATTTTCATTTATTTTGCCCAGGGGTAAATGTTGACGATCGTGCAACCGGGATACGCTTTCTTGGCCGCTTCTTCGGCAGCTTTTTTGTCCTTAGCTTCGCAATCAAATAGAGTTCTCAGGGGTTGATCCCCCTGCTGAATCAGCGCTACGCGGAATTTAATCATTTCAACTCCTTCGGAATTTTCACCTCGTCACCAAGCTTATAAGCAACAAAGCACCGCATCGCGGCTTCCAGGGCTGATGTACCAAACCGGCAAATAAGCTCGTCATGATCAAAGATACGTGCTTCCCAACAATCAGGGTTTTTAGGCACTTCACTGCACGCTCTGAGACAATACAAGTCGACGCATTCCCGTTCAATAATAGGACCTGCATCGGTCCATGTCAGGTATTCTGGAAATACCCATGATCCATTCGACCCATGTCGATAGCAAGTGACTCCATAACTCGTTAGTTCGGCGGTATGCCCCTCCGCCTTACAAACAATGAAGTTCAGTGCCTCTCTCGAGAGGTCTTTAGTAGATATTTTCATTTCAATCCTTCCAGAAGTTCAACCAGTTTTACCTTTTTGTCTTGCAACGCCTGCCACACGACCTCGTCAATCGTATTCTCGGCGATAATCATGATCGTTTCGGTCTTTTGAGTTTGACCAATGCGATGCACCCGCTTGAGGCCTTGTAAGAAATGTTCCAAGTTGTACGTCGGCGAAGCCCATATAGTGGCAACACCTTTGGTAAGAGTAAGGCCATGGCCAGCGGACTGAGGGTGCGCAAAGAGAACTCTGTATTTCCCCGCTTGGTAATCCTTGACGAGCGTGGTTCGATCCCGAGCGCTCGTAGTGCCGTCAAACACTGCGAATGAAATTCCTCGTTTCTTGGCTTCTTTGATGAGTTCGTCACGTTGATGCGTCCAGTTGAAAAACACAATGGAATGTGCGCGCTCTTCTACGAGATCAAGGATCAACTCGTATCTCTCAGAAGCTATGAGAGAGTAAGTGTCATTGTCATCATAAACAGCGCCCGACCCCACTTGTAATAATTTTCCAGCCACCACCGCAGCATTGACCGCCGTCACAGTTGTCTTCTTGAGCTGCAGCAGACGATCATCCCGCATCGTCTCGTAAGCCTTCATGTGCGCGCGGCTGAGTTTGAAGCTGCGGGCGTACTGATGATTTGGTGGAATGTCGACGCAATCTTCGAACTTGTTGCGAATCGTGATATCGCGAATCAGAGTGGCAACAGTCAGTTCAATGCCCTCTTTGTCGCACCACTTAATCATATTTGCTGACGGCCCCTGTTGTACCGGGTCGCACGCTGCCTTGCGGAAAGCGTAGAAGCTCTTGCCCAAGCGCTGCCCACCGTCGAGCAGATAAAGCTGGTGCCAGAGATCGCACACGCCATTGCTGTTCGGCGTGCCTGTGAGTAAGCGCCGGAACTTGAAGTGGTGGATGATCTTCGCCACCGACCTGCTGCGCTGACTAGTGTGATGTTTTACGGCGCTACTCTCGTCTATGACAATGCCATCGAACTTGGCGAAGAAGCTCGCCGGCTGTGCAGCCAACCATTTTGCTGCGTCATGATTGGTGACGTAAACATCCGCCTGAGCAATGAAGGCCTTGGCACGATTCTCGGCAAACGCCACGGACACCTTCATGTCCGGAGCGAATTTCCGAAAGTCAGCCTCCCAGGCGCTGGTGAGCAACGACTTGGTGGCGAGCACGAGTAGACATTTTCCTCCTTTACGACGACGTGCGGCGAAGTCAAGGACCTGAACAAGCGTTTTGCCCGTACCTGCATCTGAAGTATCAAACACCACAGGCTGTTTGCCGAGTCGTTGAATACTCGCTTTTTGATGGGCGAAAAGAGTCGGCGTCATTCCATCTCTTTCATGTGTTTGCAAACAGTTGCGACATACCACTGTCGTTTTTGCTGATGATTACTGGGGCGTACCGCTTCCCAATCATGTGGTGGAAACGTCCCACGCTTCACTCGATCATAGAGCGTGCTGTATGTAAGCCCGAAGAGTCGTTGTACGTCCGGCGCATTGAGCGATGCGTTCGGGGGAAGTTCAGCAAGCCATTTTGGAATGTCCATTTCTTTACATCGACATCGCACAGTAAGTGGCGAGTCCGTCGTACCAGATTAACTCCTTTTGTTCGATAAATGCCAATGAAAACGCTGCACTGAATTTGCAATTACGAAGTTTCTCAATGCTCATCACCCCTTTACACTCCTTCTTTACAGTCGCCAGTGCCTCGCACCGGATGGTATGGACAAAACTTGCAACTGATAGGGTTAGGTCTTGCGGGAAATATCTTTGCGTCGGTCATCGCTTTCAAACGCTTGTCGAACGGCTTGTAAAAACGAAGTGCCTGATCGCGACTGAATTCGTTACGGACCAATTCGTCCTGGTCCAGATACCACAGCTCCGTTGTGACGAACTCGATCGCCGGGTATTTCAAGCAGGTGGCCAAAGCATAGAGCTGCGTCTGCTCCCCATGCTTGATCTGATTCCCGAAGCTAGCACCGGTCTTGTTGTCGGCAATCAAAGTGTGTTTCGGAGTGATGAGGACCAGGGCGTCCAGTTTCATCCGAAGCCACGCTCGATACCATTCCACGACACGCCAGTCTCTGTCGAAGCCCCACTCCCCCTCCATGCTGACCTTGCCATCCTTAAAGAGCTTCTGCAAGCGCTCCAGCTCGTCCTTGAACCGCCGCGCTTCGATGGGGAATGGGCCAGTGCCGTTAACGAAGGCTTCGCACTCCTTATGGATGCGCGTACCGCGATCATTGGCATGCTCAGTCTTACCAGGGGGTAACGGGCGCTCAGGCTCAGGGATCTTGTCGATGAACTTGAGCTTGGCCTTGAGCGGACAGGACTCGTAATCGAAGAGGCGTGAGGGGGAGCAAGACTTGATCGTTTGCATCTGATGTCCTCTGTGTGAGAGCGTGAGAGTACAGCACTCAACTGACGTTGTAAAGCTTCTTCGACTCAAGCTCTACATAGAGGTTGTTGAGGCCAATGCTGTTGACCCAGTGTCGAGCCTCGACATAGGTTTCAAATGCAACCTCGTTGCACGTGCGCCATAAAATAGCCCACTGAAGGACTTGCACGATGAAGCGATTGACTTTGGGATCGAAAATGATTCTGAACATCACTTTACTCCTTTACAAATCTTGATTATATGGATAGGCGGTACCACCGGATGTTCTCTCACCGGTGGTGTCACCTAACTTTCCGTTATAGTCCTTCAATACAATCGCAGTGCATTTGTCGCAATGCCCTTGCCACCACGAAGTGTAGTATGGGACATCTTCTTTTTTGTCACAGCGCACACATGTTTGCATGGCCATCACTTCACCCTCCACTTTCCGTTAACAAGACGGGCTTGGCCCGTAGGATTGAATTTGGAACGACCCTCCATCCCCGTGCGAATGCAATAGCCGACGAGCAGCGAGATGATAATACAAACAATCAGAGTTCCAAAAATAAACATAGCGCCTCCAAAGGAAGAAAGGTAAGTGCCCAGGTGCGGGCAATAAACATCTTGATTCGTCTGTCAAGAGGGATGTCGACCAGGTAGCGTCTTGTCATTTTGTTACTCCTTTCAGGCGTAATAATCGTTAGAGTACTGCGCAAGATTTCTAACGAGCATCTTGCGCAATTCGGATGTTACACGAACAAATACTTTTATCGCGTAAGGACGCCGCCCATCAACGCTAAGTTGTTTAAAATTAATTCCGCAATGACGCAACATATATGAAAACTTGTGGCCTGTTGGCAACTCCTTTTCATCAATAATCCTTCTGAAGATTTTTTCCACATCGTTTCGAGTCAGTATCGAAACTGATTTTAAAAGTAGTTCTCTGCTCATACGATATATGACGTTGTTATAATTTACTTTAATTGGGTCAACGATTGCGCTCCCACTCTGCTCCACATATTTCCATAACAACTCCATGTCCCCTTCGAGAATGGCATAGGCAATCTCCTCTGGACTTGTTAGTGACACCTCTTGAATCGCCTTGCGATCTTCAGTTTGCAGAACCTGTGATGCGCGGTTGGGTTCCGCTTTATATGTAGTGAGGTGTGCGCCAAAAGCACGCACAATTTCTGCACCAGCTTCTTTTGTAAAACGATCCCAATCTTCCATGCGACACTCTGGCATTAACCTGCCTTCCAAATGCTAAATTTTCTTTTCCAGACGTGAAATACGAAGCATCAACGACTCTAATTCATCACGAACAATCATTTTGTTATTCCTTTCAAGTGATAAGGTTTGGTAACCAAGGTGAGATTTTCCGTTAAGAGTTTGCGTAATTCTGGACCGATCTTGACTGGGACTTCAATCCCGTAGCTCAAGCTTTCCCCGGTTCGCATACGTTTCATACGAATTCCCTTATGACGTAACATTTGTGAAAACTTCTTACCCGTTGAAGTACCCTCTTTGTCATTCAGCCGGAAAATGGCATACATATCCTCCCGTGTAATTTTAAGCTTGGGTTTGTCCAACGCCTCCCGTGTCAAGCGAATCACCACCGCGTTATAGTCAGCCTGTACTGGATCAAGAATGCTTGACCCCTGCCCTGACGATACGCATTCCCAAAAGTATTCCATATCACCGGCAAGAATGGCATTGCCGATTTCATCCGGCGAAGTGAGCGACACCTCTTGAATCGCCTTACGATCTTCGGTTTGCAGAACTTGTGATGCACGATTACGATCCGCTTTGTACGCAGTGAGGTGCGCGGCGAATGCTTCAAGCTCACCTTTAATGGAGTCGAGTTCTTCGCCTGTCGTGATGAAGCGTTGCTTCTGGAACTGACCAACATTGGTGCGTCGATCTGACGGGGGGATGCTCACAGGCTTTGGCTTGTTCGAGAAAAATAAAAAGGCCGTGTAGTTCTGCACTTCATAAGGGTCCGTCCGCATTCGACGGATTGGAGCTGTGGGTTCAGTAATGTAGAGCCTTAGTTTACCTTCTACCATTTTTGAGTTAGTGAATATATCTGCATCAATCTCGTCAATCACTGCGATCAACGCCGTTTCCATCCAGTCATTAAATTGCTCATTTAACTCGTGCCCAAGTCTTTTCGCAGTGTTCTTGCGACCGAATAAAGGGCGTATAACTCGATCGAAGAATTGACCCTTGCCGGTGCCCTCTACCCCATGGAGCACCCATGCAGTCAGCGGCTTGACACGGTACTGCCAGATCACCGCCAACCAATTGATGAAGTGGTCCTGGATAGGCCCGGTCCCCACGGCGCTGTCGAGTAGACGCTGGATAATCGGGAACGGACCCTTCTTAAACGTCTTTGCCTCAACCATGTACCTGGTCGGTTCGAAGGTGTTGACGATGTGTTTTTCCTCGTCAACGCGAACATCGCTTTGAGGATTGAAGATCATGGACCAGATTGGCACTGGATCAGGAACTGGTACGCCGAGGCTGCGAACACCATTGCTCAACCTCGTCTCGCTTGGGGCGACATCCAAATTCAAATGTTTTGTTTCTGGATTCCACGTACCCCAGTAATATTCGCTAGTTTTGCGTTCTTGAAAACACAGCACCAGGTCGCCTTGGGTCGTCGGGGTAAGATTCCCGTTGCGCTGTTGTCGGACCTGTTCAGCATAATATCCCGGCAGAACTTCCCTCAAGATAAGGCTGGGCTCCCCCTTGAAGTTGTGGAGATATTCAAGCTCGCCCTTTCGGTGCCAATAGGCTTGAGAGTCGCCTCCGTTCAGATTGAAGCGGGTGTATTCCCCGCAATCGATTTCTTCATAAATAGCAATCTCCCCTGCGCCTCTTTGCACTTCGTACTCGCCGACCTGCTTGATCTTGATGTTCTGCGGCTTCAGCCCTTTGGCGTCACGAAGCTGGTTGAGCTTAATGCGCTCCAGCCTCTTCATCGCTTCAATAGGGGTGTCCTGCAAGGTTGTGATGTCAAAGTTGGGCTTGGACTTGATGACCAACTTGATGCGCTCGGCGTCGCTGATAGGAGACTTCATACCGACGAAGACCGGAGCGCCGATGTAGAGCAGCTTGTCGTTCTGACA